TGAAAAATACATTATCAGATTTAAACAATCATTTATTTTACGCAATTAGAGCGCATTAATGATGAAACGCTAACAAAAGAACAGCTTGAATTTGAATCAGAACGATCCAAAGCAATGACATCTGTTGCAAAAGAGATTATCAGTAACGCAAGATTGGTGTTTAGATGCAAATCTAAAACACGCCGATGCGGTTATTTCAAAACCATTGCCTAGTTTTTTAGAATGAAATGAACAGCGGTCAATTTAAAAAAGGTCATAAACCCTGGAACAAAAATTTAAAAGGCATTTGTTTATCACCAAATACTTTGTTTAAAAAAGGACAGCTAAACAATTTCAATGAAAAAGCAATAGGGTCTGAGCGAATTAACAAAGATGGTTTAATTGAAGTACGCGTTGAAAACCGATTAAACAATGGGAAATTTTGGATAAAAAAACACGTTTTAATTTGGCAAACACATCATCTTCAAACCGTACCAGAAAATTGCCTGATTAGGTTTTTAGATGGTAATAAACGCAATTTTGACATCAACAATCTTGTTTTGGTGACAAGAAAAAGAAAATCTTATGCTTAATCATGCAAAAGTTAATGAAATGCCGTTAGGCATTCGGCTTTCGTATTATTTATTAGCAAAAATACATTGTAAATCTTTATGAAAAAGGTGGTCATCAAAATGATAATCATAAAGTTTATTAAATTTAGTTTTTATTTTTTAGTCGTCTATCTCATTCTATTTAATGTATGTGCTAATTGAGCCAATTGGGGCCTTGGCACATCGCATTTCAGAATGGGCGACACAGCAACTGGAGGGAATTGATGAGTAATGTGTTTAGTTTTACGGGAACATTGGGTAGAGATGCTGAAAGAAAAAACATTTCAGGCTTTACACTATTAGAATTCGCGGTTGCCAATAACATTGGCTACGGCGATAAGCAAAAAACCTTGTGGGTGCGCTGCCAAGTATGGGGAAAACGCGCCGAAGGTGCATTAGGCGATTATCTGCTAAAAGGCACGAAAGTGTTCGTATCGGGTGAGCTTGATCTTAACGAATATCAAGGCAAAGACGGCACCAACAAAAGCACGCTGACACTTAATGCCAAATGATTGAACTATGTGGTAAAAAAGAAACCGCACCACAAGAACAAACAACACCAGCAACACCATCATCGGCGCCAGCCGCACGGCAGCAACAAGCGTCATCACCCAAACAAGCCTACAGCGCTGACTATGACGATGAAATTCCTTTCTAACGCGTGCCGTTTCATTTATGACGTATTTGAAGTCTTTAGAATTGCTCAAAAAGGCGGCTTGCCTAATCGTCCGTCATGGGACATAGCACCTGCGTGGGCAAATTGGCTGGCGCAGGATTTGAGCGGCACATGGTTTTGGTTTGAATACAAGCCTGATCTGGAAAAACAATTTGGCTTATGGTCTAGCGTCGGTGGGCGATCATGTGTCGCTTACAAAAGCGAATTACGTTTTGACTGGCAAACATCACTAAGCAAACGTAAAACAAAACCCGCCCCGCAAGGGGCTTTTTTTTAGGAAACAACAATGGCAAAAAAATCCGAAATCGAAACAGAAAACGTCACTATCAGCACCGAATCAGATACACGATTAAAAATCGTGACACGAAAGGTCACACTAAGAGGTATCACGCCGGTCATGTTTGATCGGTATCCTGGCGATAACAAAACGACACTACAATGGCACGAGAAAATTTATTTAAAACCTGGCACGAACATCGTGAGTTTACCAACCACGAATTTATCATCCTTCATGAGCGCACAACACCAACACGCGCACCGAAACGCTTACGGGACAAACGCGCCTACAAGGATGTTTGCAACGCTTGTCTGAGTTTTGTCAATTTCGCAGCACCTGACGGTGGACAGTACATCCCGTTTACCCGTGATGGCGAAGAAATTGAAATTGGCGTTTTTGGTAACACTGAAGATAAAACATCTGGCTTGTATTTGCACAGAAGCGTAGCGCGGCTAGAGAAAACTATTCAAATCCCAAAGAACGACCAGTGTTACCACTGTCGTGGGACTTGACATTTAATCTGTCAATTTTTCCCAATAAAGAAATTAAAGAAGCCGAGATTAAAAACTTAATACTCGATGGTGGTATTGCCATCGGATTAGGCACATTTCGCGGTGTGTTTGGCAAATTTGACATTGCAGAATGGTCTTGATGAATTGATTTAAAAGATCACGGTGCGGCTAGGCATGGATAGGCGGGGCGTGGCAGGGATCGGCGGGGACGGGCAGGGCATGGATCGGCAAGGAAAGGATTGGCACGGCAAGGGCAGTATTAAACTTAATACCGATTCTTTGAGTCGGTATTTTGATTGATATTCAATCAGGGAGCGGCAAGGCGGGGCTAGGATGGGCACGGCGAGGCAAGGACAGGCAAGGCGAGGCAAGGACAGGCAAGGCGAGGCGATGTGTTACGAAACAAACCCTATTGAGACATCGATAGGATGTTTTATTGGGTAAAGAAAATGGAAACACTGACAATTGAACAGGCAGCGCAATTTTTAAATTGCCACAAATGCACAATCATGCAAAAAGCACGATCGGGTCAAATTCCCGCGCGAAAAATTGGTAGGCGTTGGGTTTTTGTCAAAAGAACATCTCAGCCGATTTTATTAGCGAGCAGTATTATAAAGCCGCTGATAGTAAGTCGGTTGTCATCAAACCAGAGGTTAAATTATGGCAATCTACAAAAGAGGACAAACCTGGTGGCTCGATTTCACCAGCGCAAACGGCGAGCGCATACGACAAAGCTGCTGGCACGCAAGACAAACGCAAAGCGCAAGAATTGCACGATCGCCTTAAAAACACAGTCGTGGGACGAAGCAAAACTGGGTGCGCGGCCAAGATATACTTGGCAGCAAGCCGTTGTTCGTTATCGTAGTGACGAAGATGGCGCATAAAAAAGTCTGCGCTGCGACAATGCAGGTGCATTTTCGCTATCTTAGATCCGCATTTAGCGACATCAGCCTTGTGCACAGATTAACGCGCGAGCGTCGTTGATCAATTAAAGATCCAAAAGACGCGAATCAGGCGTTAAGCAACGCGTCCGTTAATCAGAATGTTGGCGTGTTAATACGTCCGTACTTGAATCGTAGCTTACAAAATGAATGGCAGTGGCTATAGATATGCCATACATTAAAACTTCACCATTAATGAGCCGCAAAAGCGAGTCGTACAATGATTACGCGAAAGAGCAAGCACAAACGCTAATCTGCAGCAACTACCGTCGATCATTTAAAATCAATGGTCTGGTTTACACTGGCAACAGGCTTGCGTGAATCGAACGTCACCGGTCTTGGAGATGGTCAGCAGGTTGATCTTGCAAAGGCGCTGTGCTTGGATTCATGCTAGATCAATCAAAATCTCGGAAAGGCCATATGCTGTGCCGCTCAATGATGATCGCTGTGCAATGTATTAGAGCTGCAAATTGGCAAATCATAAAACGTTCGAGTGTTTACTTACGAAACGGAAAATCCGGTTTCGCGTGCTAATCAACATGCCTGGCGATTAAAGCACTAAAACGTGCAGGGATTGAAGATTTTAGATGGCACGATCTTACGTCATACTTGGGCAAGCTGGCACGTTCAGAATGGTACGCCACTTAAACGCGATCAAAGAATTGGGCGGATGGGCATGATGGTTAACTATGGTGATACGCTATGCCCACTTAAGCAGCGAAACATCTTGGACATTTTGCTGATAGCGTACTGACTCAAAAAACTCAAAACTGAATGGTACAAATTCGGCACAAGCAGTCATAGCTTGTAGATATAAATAAACAATTAAGATCAACTTCTTAGGTTCTATTTCAGATAGATGAAAAGCCCGCATGAAGCGGCTGTATTACTAATTAAACATTTAATTATACAACAACAACAAAAACAATCACTTACTATTAGCAAGAAGTGACACAATGTCACAAAACACAGTGATATTTTAGCGGTGTGTCACAATGACGACACACGCTCATTAGCACTTCTTCCCGCCACCTTTACCTTTACCTTTTGCCATTACAGCCTCCTATTTTAAAAATTTAAGTTTGTACATCGCTTTAAAATACACCGCTAACACTTCATCAATTAAATTGTGCAATGCTGTTTCAGATTGATCAACTATCTGATAACGATTTGCCTTTATCCATTGCGTTTGATTTTTAAACGTATCTAAAATTGACACTTCAAATTCATTATTGAATATTTTAAAATCACCGATCAATTCACCAAAGCAGCCTTGATAAGCTTCTGCTAATTCATCTGCCGCTTCAATAATATCGTGATAAAAATCATTGAGCGCCATGTGTTCAGCAAAACTTGTAGTTTTTAAATGTTCTCGATGCGCTAAATCACGCGCTAAAAACAACAATCCAATTAATTGATCCATTTGTTCTTACCTATTGTAAAGAAGACCAGTCAAACCAGCGCCTGTATTATTTATTAATGCTTTTCGGACGTCCATCGGCCCTTGCACAGTGGCTTTTCCGCGTTTTAACAAATCTAAACCGTAATCTGGCGAAAGCAGACCGTTTTTAATTTCACGCATAACATCTTCTTCAAAAGGCGCAAGAAAACCCAATTTTTCAATGGGTGCGCTAATAGATGACCCAACCAATCTAAGCACACCAGGATTTTCAGATGCCTGCGTGCCTCACGCATAATCTAAAACATCATTTCTTAATAATCCTCCTCGCCCTAAATACGATGCAGTTGGAGATCCTTGCGCTGCGCCTAATGTTTCAAGTGCTTTTGCGCGTTGCATTTCTTTGGCTAAATTTTCAAAACCTTGAACTTGATCAGGCAATAACGATTGTGTCAATGTTGAATCTTCGCCGTACGAATTTTTTAATTTATCCCCTAAATTCGACGTTTTAGCTGTACTGATTCGATTAACGCCCGCAATATCGTCTATGTTATCAACGCCGACTGTCGGATTATTAAATAATTGATTAGCAAGTTTTCGACCTGTTAATAACGCATTTTCATAACTGGCTGCCGCATGATATTTTTTAAGTTATCAGCAAATTCAGGTTTAGCATCAACCAACGATTCGTTCATGGCGGTGCGCATTTTCATGGCTGCATTATTAAGGGCATTACTTGAATATTTATCGCGCGCTAATGTTGCAAATTCAGGTGAAAACAAAGTTGAATCTACGCCTTGTCGCGCATTCCAAACCCGATTAAACGTGGGTGCATCACTAATTGCAATTTCATACGTTTCGTTAGGCAAACGATTAATCGTTGATTCTGGAAAAATATTTTTAACGTTGCTTTTAATAAACCCTTGTATTTGCTCATTGCCTGAATGCGCTGATAACAAATCTTCAAACGTTTTTTTCAAGGAATCAGGATTGATATTTATGGCATTCAAATCGTTTTCGGCGCGAAACGGTGTCATCACATTTTGACGATAATCGCGGACTACAACAGCGGGATCATACGATAAATTTTGACGATTCATCTGCTGAAGATAATCATCTGCGTGTTTTGAAATATCCCCTAGTCTGGCGTTAAAGACTTCTGATGCGCCCGTTGAGTTTGCATAAGGATTAGCGGCTAATGCTCTTCCTAATTGAGATAATCCCGTATCGTATGCAATTTCAGGCGTTGTTGGTAAACTGTTCGGCACAAACGTTTCGCGCAAACTGGGATTTTGTAAACGTTCTATCACTAACTCTGGATTGGCGGTTTGTCGATATAATGCTCGACCTGCCGCGTTTTTACGTTCTTCGGTGAAAAAACATAATTCATCGTTTGGGTGGGTAATTTAATTCCGGATTCAGGCGGCACCCATCATATTTGACCCCAACATTCCTGCGCCAATGCCTAATCCGATTTTTAGCTCGTCGGATAAGTCGGAATCTTGAGTAATTTCATTAGCCGTTTGCGCCGATGCAGCGCCTGCGGCTTGTCGCATAGCGTATTTACCTAAAGAAGATCGTAATGTTTTTGCTAAACCTGCGCCAGTTAACGCAGACAAACCTGCTTGGGCAATATTTTCAGTGGATCCGCTTGATTGTGGTGAAACGCCCATCATTGAAATGGCTTTATCCGCTAAATCTTTGACTGGATGCGTATTAAAATCTGCTGGGGGTAAGTTAACAGCAGCATCAATTTTGTTTCCTATCCAATTCCCTGCGGTTAATGGCATATCAATAACCGTTTCAGGAAATGCCGCTAATGTGCGCACACCCATTCGCGCGGCAACATCAACGGGTGATTCGTTTTGCGATGTTGGATTTAATGTTTTTTTCTCTTGTTGCTGTTGTTGTGCATGATAAGCGTCGGCTAGTTTTTTAGCCGCGTCTATATCGCCAGCATCATGCGCATTTTTAAGCGCTTGACCAATTTCTTCTAACGTTGCCATTATTGACCCCTATAATGTTTCACTAACGCATCAACGTCCGTTGCAATGGGCTTTTTTGCATACCGATTGATAATATCATTATGACGTTTCAATAATTGTCCAATTGCTTGATAAACTTGCGGCGTGCTTTGCATCTCACCTGTTATACCTGTGGTGTCTTGTAGAACTTTTATGTCGCTGTCTGAAATGCCTGACCCTAGCTTTCCACCCGCCGCATCAACAGTAAGCTGTTTAATACCTTGATGCAAACCCGCAAGATTATTAACTTCTGGATAATTTACGCCAAAATATTTTGCGGATCCTATTTTTGCTTGATCAATTGGCGTATTGCCGACAATCATCTGTTTTTTAGGAACAACAAGATTGCCGTCGTTGTCGTATTCAAATTTTTTGCTTTCAAAAAGAAACGGTGCCAACCGATCAAGGGCTTGCAATGCCAATTGTGAATTTTCTACTTTTTGTTGATTTTCTTGATTTTGTTTGACGTTCGCTTCAGCAAGTGATTCTTGAGATTTTTTGTCATAGGTGCTTTGCCCTTGTTTTGATGAATTAACACCACTCAAAACATTATTTACATAATTAGAATTTGTGATGCCATTGTGTTGTAAGTTTCCTAACCCTTGATTATAAGCCGACAATCCTTTTGCCACATCGCCATTATTTTGTGCAATCATTTCGGCAAGATAATCCGTTGCAAAACGTTGTTGCTCTTCAATGGATTGATTTTGAAGCGGCGTAATTCCAAAACCAGGATTCTTTGCAGTTTCTGGCATAAGTTGATATAAACCTTGTGCACCTTTGGGCGATACCGCCAAAGGATTGCCGCTTGATTCAACGTTCATTAAACTGGGCAATAATGCTTGAGCGGCTTTTCGTGGATCTTGTTTTGCTAATTCATTTAGTTGGTTTAACGGTAATTGTGCCGCAAATGGCTGTAATGGCGAAATCATTTGTGCATTGGTCGTTTTTACTTTTGACCCATCTGGCATTGTAAATTCATCCGTTTTATTTGCCGTTTTTGCGGCTTCGACCGCGCCAAGAGTTTCGGGTGAATATTGCGCCGCCGTCAACCGTTTATTATTAACCAATGCAGGAATTATTTTGCCAGTTCTGTTATCAAGAAGCATTAAACCTTCTGGCGTTGGGGGTAATGCTGAAAAATAAGGTGCCACCCCGTGATTGGGATCATTTGCCATATTCTCATAATGCATTGCCTGCGCCAATTTTAAACGATTTTCAATATCATCACCGCCCAACAAATGTTTGATTTGCGCTTCTTTATAGCGTCTGTTTAATTCTTCATCGGCTTGTTGTTGCTGTAAACTTTGCGCTTGCAAGATGCCCGATAAAAACCCGCTTAAGCCATGACTGATAGCGGCACCAATTCCTTGATTATTGCCCATCATGTTTGTTCCCGCCGACAACAAACCTAATGTTAGCGGGTCTTGTAAATTTTCGGTCAGTAAACCCATGGCTAAATCCTCCCAACTGGTCGTAATTGCGCGGCTTGAAAATTGCGTGATTGCGGAATCGTTGGCGCACTAACAACTGAATTTTGTTGGGGTGCGCCACTGTTCATCATGTCTAAACCCATTTTTCCAAGCAGCAGATGAGCTGGGTTTAAATTGCCCAACAAACCGCCTGGTGCAGTTTTCGCCGCGGTCAATCCTAATGAACTCAACGCGGGCGTTAACGCATTCGCTGACGCAGCATTCATTGCAGAGCTTCCCAACAAACCGCCTGCACCAGCCGCGCCAGCAGATGTTGCGCCGCTTCCTGAATGAACTCAACGCGGGCGTTAACGCATTCGCTGACGCAGCATTTATTGCAGAACTTCCCAACAAACCGCCTGCACCACTCGCATTCCCTAACATTCCTGCGCCACTCGCGCCAATTGAGGACAGTTCTGGTGTGAGAGCCGCGGCCGTTTGTGTGCCAAGGGTGCCAATGGTGCCAGCGGTTGGGGTTCCGGCAGCTGCCGAACCTAAACCACCTAACCCGCCCATTAAACCACCGCCTAATCCGCCCATTAATGCGCCTTGTCCTGGATCGCCCCCTAACAACGCACTGCCGCCCGCGCCTAAGCCTGCGCCCACAATACCTGAACCCAATACACTACCAATTGCGCCAGCGGTGGCGGCGCCTAAACCCGCTGCGCTCAAACCGCCTGCAATGGTTGTGCCTAATGTACCTGCAATTGCAAATGTCATACTGCCTCCAATCGTGTTGTTTTCTGCACATATTCATCTAACGTTAATGACGTTAATTCATTTTCAATTTGTGAAAGCTCTGTTTCGTCTGTGCGATGCACTGTTATAAATGTGCAATCTTCTAACGCATACCCAATCCGTTTAACGCCTGGCTGATCAATCATAATATGCGGCGCGGTAAGCGTTTTTGTTTCCATGCCATTGCAAACTTTCATGCTGCCTTGCGCAAGAATAGCAATAGATGCTTTGTTATGAATCCGTCCAGTTAAAATCACATCTTAGGAATAAACAACGATCGCACATACACACCATCAATTTGATAATGCTGTGCATTCATAGTGACTTGCGGATAATCGAGCAATAACTTCTCCGCTGCAAAAATCGCGTCTAAATGTTTCATTAAAATAACCCAAGCACTTTGCCCAAGCCCGCAGCGCCTAAACCACCGCCTAACAAATTACCGATCATGCCACCACTGCCTAACGATTGCGTGGTTTGTCCTGTGGTTTGTCCACCATACGTGCCACCGTTAATTAACGCACTAAACGCATTTAACGCATTTAATCTTTGATCTTGCGGTGCATTGGCTAAAGACATTAAAGAATTGTAATTTTGATTTTGAGTTTGATAGCCTTGGTTGAGCGTGTTTAATCCTGTCAGTTGATTGCCCATGTTTTGAGCATTTTGTTGCAAAGCATAATTATTGTTTTGCAAACCTAAATTGGCATTAAATTGATTATTCTGTTGCTGCTGCTGTGAATTGTATTGATTTGCTGCTAAGTTATTTTGAGCGTTAAATTGATTATTCTGCTGCTGCTGCTGTGAATTGTATTGATTTGCTGCCAAGTTATTTTGAGCGTTAAATTGCGCCATGTTGTTAGCTTGCCCAGCATTAAATTGTGAATTTGCCATGTAATTATTGGCATCAAATTGTTTTTGGGCATTATCGGCTTGCATATTAGCTATACCAGTTTGTTGCAAATAATTGGCATTTTGATTCATGGCATTATTTAACGCAGTGGCATTAAACTGTGAATTTTGCAGTTGATTTGCCGCATTGGTGGTATTTCGTGCCGCGTCTAATTGCGCTTGGTTTAACGCAAAATTATTTTGCGCTTGTGCATTGGTTAAATACGCTTGTTGTTGATTTTGCAGATTTTGATTTGTTAACTGGTTAAAAATATTATTGCTTTGTGCTGCATTAAATTGACTGTTTTGTGTGTTATTTTGCGCATTAAATTGCGACATATTATTAAAGTTTTGCGCGTTTTGTTTATTAATGTCATTTTGCTGCAAAACATTAAATTGTTGAGCGGCTAAATTATTGGCTGCATTGGTTTTACTTGCATCTAAGCCTAATTGCGCATTGAATTTTGACAAATCATTTGCATTGGATGCATTGAATTGTTGATTTTGATTTGCTGCGGCTTGATTAGCTAAATTAACTTGTTGCAACAATTGATCATAAAACTGTTGATTTTGATTTTGATTATTAACGTTAAATTGAGAATTCTGCCCTGCTTGTTGATTAAGTTCCAACGCGGTTTGTGCTTTTTGATTTTGCGCTTGGTTGTAAGCGTCTGCATACAGTTTACTGCCCGCCCCCACGTTAGATTGCGTTAAATCTCGTGCAGTGCGTTGCGCTTCTTGCAACGCTAATCCTTCTGCTATGCCGTGACGACTTGAGCCATATTGCCCATTTGCCACCGCTTGATCGCCAATTTGTGGCAAAACGGTTTGTTGCAATTTTTGCAACATATCATTATAGCCCTGCATGGATTGATCAATATTGGCTTTATTTGCCGCCGCCAAATACGGGTTATCCACTGAACCTGTTAAAAGTTCTTTTAATGCTGCGGTCGGATCCACGCTGCCTTGCGATTGACGAGCGGCTACTAATTGTGAAAGAAACGGATTTTTAGCAAAAATACCATTCGCTGAATCTAATCCTGCATTTGTTACAGACGCTTGCTGGTTTCTGACAACTTGATTTGAAATTTTGTCGCTGTCTGTGATGAATTGATTTGAAGCTTGCCCCGCAATGCTTTTTGTTAATTGATTGACAGCTGATTGCGGATCAAATGCCGCATTATTCATCAATGTTGCATCTGGCAATTTGGTTTGGTTGATGTCGTTATAGTCACTTTTACCTAACGTATCTGTGTTGATGGCGGCACTTAATGCGTGTTCAGCATCGCCCATGCCTTTATATTGTGATTTTGTTGCTTTTGCATCATTAAACGCAATCTTATCGCCTTGTTGAGCATTATTGTACGCAATCTTATCGCCTTGTTGAGCATCCGCAACATTTTGACGATCTGTATTATATTTCCCACTGAGAATATCTTTTGCAGCGTTTTGATACGACGCATCACTGCCTTGCGCTTGTAATTTAGCTTGCTGATCGGCAATGAGCTTTTTTTGATCGTCAGATAGATTATTTGTGCTGTTGTAATAATCCTCTGCTTGTTTCATTAAATCTTTAATGTAGGGTTGCACCCCAACCCACGGATCCGCTTTTTGCACCGTTGTGGTTGAACCGCCGCTACTGGGCGCATAATTTAAGCGCGGCACTAAAAAATTAAAAAGCTTTTTTAAAATTAACATAGCTAATCCTTCTGACAAAGATGTTCTGTTTTATATTCATCAAGGTTTTCAAAAATGTGTTGCCAAACGTCGCCCATTATGTCGTTAGCTTTTTCTAAACCAAACTCCCGAATAGTCGCATAAGCCATAATATGACCCGCGGCATAACGCAAACCGTGTGAAATATCTAATAAATTTTCTTTCTTTTTGGCTTCATAGGTATTGGCGACACAATAAGCAGACACAACTGAAAGCCACAGCGGTCTTATATCGTCACTAATTTTTTTATAAATAAGATTGGCGGGCAAATCCACTGAAACAAATTAAAAATGCCCTGTTAATTTCTAATTCTGTCACTTCTTTATCTTTATCAACTAAATCATCCCAAGTATGCAAAAGCTCTGAAAACAATGCGTGCATTTCATTTAACTCATGATTACCACAAAACAAAACTAAATTATCCATGTGTTTTTTTCTTTTGAGAGCGGTTAAATAATTTTCAATTCCTTCACAATGCACTAAACGACGAAATTCAACAATTAATGAAATTGCTTCTTGTTTGTCGTCATGCGTTAAATAAGCACACGCGCCAAACAAATCCACATACTGACTGCGAATAATAAAAGCAATAATAAAATCATTAATAGTCTGTGGTTGTCTTTCAATTTTAATAGATGCTTGCCAATTCAGCACAGACATAGAAAGAATGGCATTTAGATAATGAAAATTAGTGACATAAAAAGGATTACAAGGCAATGAAAACAACAATGTTTGAAAACCGTGATGAATATCCTCTTGTGTAATTGGCTTGTCTTTGTCGATCAAATCATCCCATAAGTGCAAAACTTCATAAATTTCACTCAAAAATGACACGGCATCTTCATTGCCGTTTGCGGCTTTTAAAATGGCTTGTTTAACAATATCTTCTACCATCACCTACCCCAGCAAATGCCAAACAGCGCCATAATAACAATAAACCCCTTTCCCACTGCCAGGATTCCAAGACGTGCCGTCGGCTAGTCGTATGTCACCCTCGCGCGGTTTGCTCGGCGCACTGTAAACCATGTCCAAATGCCCTTGCGCCAACGCAACAATCGCCCCTTGCAGCTTAATAAATTCATCATAAGCATACCGCTGCCAATCTTCTGAATTATTTGGCGGTGGCGCAGGGCTATAAAAAACAGAATTAATCGTTGGTGTTCGCATTACCAATCCCCCACAATGTCGATGTCTAAATCATAACTGTCTAATTTCCATTGATAAGCGCTGCCCGTTTCAAATCGCACCGACAAATATCGTCCATCAATCAAACAATCATTCACCAAGGTTGAGCCAATGGTGTGCGTCATTGATATGTTATACACTGGGTCGTCATACATATCCGTTGTAGCCGCCACCTTAATAGTGACCGTTTCGCCAATGTTTCCTGTGATGCGCGGGCGAATGCCTTTTAATAATTTGCGCTTTTCAGGTTGATCAAACGTCAACCCGCGCCGCTCAACATACGAGGTACGCGTTGCCCCGTTAAAACTTGCGCTTGAATCCAGTAAATACAGTTTCTGATCATTACTTGCAAACAATACTCGCCCCTCAGGAATCGTGACGTCAAACGAGTTCCAAAGCGATAAATCCGACGCCCACGGCGTATTATCTTGCGCCCAATTCGAGATTAAAGTGTTATCAATCGCGCCGCATAACCCGTGATGAACGCTGGGCATATCAAAAAAGCCCACTGTTTTATCTTTGTAGTTATACACCAACGCCCGATTGCAAACCGTACTACCCACGCTTGGATAACACACAAACACTTCATTAAAAATCGGATTACGCACCACAAACGCTTTAACATAATTGTCAATGTCCATATCGCGAAATAAAAAGATACGCGATTGCTTATCTAAAACACTTTCCGCTTGATTGCCGTCATGAAACACCACATCATTTTGCGTTAACACAAAATGAAAGCCGTCACATTCCACAATGCAATTGCGATTCAACGCACCCGTCATGCCTAACACTTTTTGAAATTTAAACACATACACGCCGCCTACAAAATCCATGCGCCACACGCTGGCTTGTTTGTAGACAATAAAACTGTCGCGCAATTGCAGCCCGTCAATGATGATGTCATACCCTTCTGCTAAATCCGCTTCACCCGCATCTTTGGTGGCGTCCGCAGGATCCCAACTTGAGGGCACCGCGCCAGGATCAGCAGGATGTGACCACTTCACCATAAACGGATACGACGTCCCCGATTTTGTCACCCCTAACGCAATTAAAAAGTTTTTATAAGAGCGCAACGCTTTGCAATAAGTATTAGCAGGCCAGTTAGTCAACGCGCTTAAACGAGTTGCAGGGTTTAAATTCCAAAATTGTGGGGGATCAACTAAATTGCCAGGGTTTAAAATAGGAATGCCGCCTAATAACGTAGACGTCCACGAATTAGCGGTTGCTGAATAATCCACATCCACGCCTGCCGTTTGCCGTGTCAAATTGGTATGCGCCGCACTGGTGCCGCTGATGGTGGTGGCATAGACTTTATTTAAGCCAGCATACAACCAGTAACGCTGACTGCCCGATAAACAGCCGATCAAATGATAAGGAATCACTTGCACATCCGTGGGTGTGTTATAGCACGCATCATAGCCATACAACGCATTAACACTGCCATTCATGAATCGAACGTTTTTGCTGTCCGTCCAAATGTTAATGGGCGTATTGGCTTGGCTTAGGTCTTTATTAACCCCATATTGACCAGCCGATGGCACGCGAACCAATGTCATTAATATAACTCCAACACTTTAACACCACTGTCTTGCGACAATATGCCTTTATTCACTAACCAATCAATGATTTCCTGCGCTTCTGATCTTGTCATGTTTACTTTTTGCAATTCCGTTTTAGCCGTTTTAATGGCAGGGTCTAAGTCATTATCCCAAGCCACTTTCTCACCAAACGTCAAACAGGTACGCACATCAAACGGCGTGATAATTCTAGGCGGTGGTGGTATCTCAATGATCGGCTTTTCAGGTTCTACCCACTGCCCATGTTCATTACGCTCCCAACCGTTTTGAATATCATCATCAACAAGCGTATCGTAAAACTTTGCGATGTCAGGATGATAAATTGCAGTAGGCTCATCGTGTGCAATATCACGAATTTTATTGTTTTCAATCCATGCGTATTTCATTTAGTAGCCCTCTGTCCAAACCAACACCACAAGCCCAGCTCCGCCCGTGCCGCCCGCAAGTCCACCGCCGCCGCCGCCGCCACCGCCGCCAAAGCCGCCGTTTCCGCCAGCTGAGGTATTGCCACCACCACCACCGCCTAAAACACCGCCCATATTTGCCCCGCCTGCACTACCTCCACCACCTCCGCCGAAGCCTCCATTACTATATGCTGTATTAGCATGACCACCTCCGCCTTCTCCTGCTGGTGTTGTGCTAGTAGCCCCCGCTCCGCTCAGTGATTTATCAATTAGTTTCAAAAGGGGCGATTTTGCAATCCCTGTAACCGATAATCCGCCACCGCCGCTACCCGCTGTTCCAGCCGCTGAGGAGTTCGAGCCAGGAAATCCTGCACCTCCCCCATAAGCTCCCGTTATTGGGGAATTGCCAGAGCCAATACCACCGCCACCTCCTGATACCGCGCCATACCCGCCATTGCCATACGTTGAACCTGCCGCGCCGCCTCCGCCACCATTACCCCCAGCATTGCCACCAGTTCCACCTGTTGCAGTCATTGCACCGCGTAGGCTTACCGCCGTTCCTGTCCCGCCTGTTCCAGCCGCTACTGCACTGGCATTAGTCCCGCCTGTTGCAGTCAATAGCGTCCCAAAACTTGACGTTCCGCCCTGCGCGCCTACCGTAATCGTAGGAAATAATCGCATTAGGCACTACATCAATAATGCCCATTGCAAAGCCGCCACCGCCGCCGCCGTATCCTTGTCCTGCAGTAGCTGAACCATTCCCGCCACCACCAAACACCATAACCAGCACCTGATAAACATTTTGCGGTACGGTTTCGGCTGATGTTGTTGCCGTGATTATCTTAAATCGCTTCCATTCAGGCGGTGCAATACGCAACTGCTCATTAGGTGGATTCGCAATGCCGTTTTTTTGTTTTCGGATTTTGTTTCCTAAATCGAATGCTCTGCTCATTAGTAATCCCCACCCGTAACATCAACTAAAAAGGCGCAATTCGTACCGCCAACCGCTGTTGTTGACCCAGCATAAATCTTGTGACCTGCTGGAATATCCAAATCTAAATTGTATTGATACTCAGGCATCGTTCCTGTCGCTAACGCCGTGACGGTTTGCGCTGGAATAGCGATTTCTCCAATAAATTTATTATTGGTTGCTGTGGTATTAACTGCGCCGTTGTTTTGAAACAATCTAATCACAGTTGGGTTAGTTGTACCAGAAGCCGCTAATCCGTTTGTCGATGTATAACGGATTTTGCATTGGTCAACACGAGAGCCATTTAATCCTGCTGTATATGCAAGGACTAAGGCTGTTCCTGCGATGTCGGTACGCATCAAAGGCTTTTGTGTTTGTCATTGCTGTCGTCAGCAATGCGTTCATTACGCCAACATTAGGCGTTAATGGAAAAATCGGTGTTGTATTTGCTGCCATTTAAAATGCTCCGAAATTCTGTTGTGTGATAAATTGTTGCACCTGCTGGAGTTGGACATTGCCGCCCAGCTCGCATTTGTGCCGTCCGTTGTGACAAATTTACCCGCGTTACCTGTTTGTGAAGGCAATGCGGCAGAAAACGCCGTTGCGGCCACAAACGCCGTGGATGCCGCATTACGTTGAATTTGTTCGCAACCGACGCGGTTGGCGTGGTCGGTACGCCCGTTAATGCTGGGTTGACTGACTGGCGCAAATTCAGTGCGTGCAAGCAGTTGACGCCGCATTCGTTGAGCTATCGCCCACCGATTGCGATTGGAACCGTGATTGTTGATGCTGTAAAATTATGCGTGCCAGTCCGCGCTTGCCCTGCAGTTGCAGCCTTTAGCGTTAATCTGCGCCTGCACATCACTGGTCACGTTTGCTAAATAATTTAGCACCGTGTGCGAAACCGTCATCGCACCCGAAATATTGGGAAAACTGTTTTGTAAAACACTTTTTACTAATCGCAGATGATCATCACCTTGTGATTTAGGATCGGTACTGGTCGGATTAGTGTTAACCAGTTGTGTTAGATACGTTGCTGTTTCAAGTCCCATCGCTAACCCTCGTAAATATTAAACGTGCGTGGACGATTCATTTTGGCGGTTTCTGTTAATAAAACCGTGTTGGATTTATATTGATTTTCATTGCTTAAAATTTCGTTAATGGCGCGATCAAACCGATCTTGCCACAGCGCCACCCGTCCATCATCACGCAAATACGGTGCGGACTCTAACAACGTTCCATACAAATAGGCGTCGGGGTAGTTGCTTAATACATAATTGCTGCTGCTAGTAGATAACGTTAATAATTGCACATAACGCAGCGTTAAATTAAACGCTGCATTCGCAAGTCGATCAAATTGAATTTGATTTTTCTTTAAGCACCAATAAGTCGGATAAGTCGCAATGGGCATATAAGGCAGCTCCGTTGGCGCCACAAACACTAACTCACGCCGTGGTACCCATGCTTCTAACCACAGCGCAACGGGCGTATTAAAATCAGCGGGCAGCGTGATATAAGCGCTGTTAAGCGTTGCGGTCAGCGTCGTGTCTGCTTCGGTGCCGCGTGTGGGTAATAGTCGATTTAAGCGAGATTCGCACAAAGTAATAAAATCGGGAATTTGCGCTGCTAAATCGCTGCGATGCAGCCAATTGCCCACCGACGTGATTAAGTCGCTATACGTTGCTATTGCCATTGCCGTCAACCGCTTCTTGCGTATTAGATTTAGGCGCTTTGGTCGCTTTAGGTTTTGGGTTTAACACGTCTGCATAGTCTTGAAAACCGTCTTTTCGCGCGTTGATTTCTTGCTCGTCATTGTCCACAATCAAATAAGTATCAACCGTGCGATACAACATTTTTGGATAATCTTGCACTATCATAAAAACCCCTTTTCTCAAAAAAGAAACGGGCATCGCTGCCCGTTCAATCTTAGTTAGTAATACGGCACGCCAATTGCGGACGAATGGTTTTATAGCCATACAACACATCAATCCGACAAGGGAAATTGTCGTTGGTGATGTCATACATCCGAACTATACGCATTGAGATGCCGTCATATTGCTCGCGTGAGCTAAAATCAACGCCTTTTGGCATGAGTAGATCAGCCGTCGCAAAAGCGAACGCATCACGATGAAACGCTAAGTTCTGTCCATAACCAGTCGATGCACTGCCCACAAGCGTTAACGCCGCACCAGAGGCAGGCGACGCATTAACCGTTTGTAACGCCCCTGACGTCACAATGGAGGGGCTAATCGTAACAGAGCCTGTTATCCCTGCCATGGTTGCATCCGCGGTGACAGTGAACTGTTGCAAGTTTGTCATCGTGGTTTTGGTTTCAGGATGAACTTGATACACCCCAGCGATGGTGAACACTTGCCCGTATTTAAACGTATCAGACGCTGCCACACCGCCGATGTTTAACGTCGCACCTGTTTGAGATGCCCCGTTGACTGTCACCCCTGATACTTTATTGCCCACCGTAAACGTTGGCAGTAACGTGTTTTCATACCAATCAAAACCCGCAGTGCGCCCCATCATGCCTTCTCGGTATTGCTCTCTGATCGCTGCGCTGTCTTGAAATAACCCTTTTAACGCGTCCACAATGGATACGTTTGTTGCTGGCAACAAATGACAAGTGCGGTTATTGTCCATGGGTGCCAAGTTTTCATTGAGTTTTTGACGTGCTTGTAAAAACGTTGATAATGCATTGGGTGTCGTACCCGCTGACCCAACCAAGTTATACACATCTTTGTGCATAGTAAGCGCGTCTGCTTCAATAGACGACGCTAAAACAGCCATCGCAGGCTCTAAAATACGCGAACTAAAATCATCTAAAGACAACGTTAATTCAGCGCTTGAAAAGTTAACATCAACCCCTTTTTGTGTGCCCACCGTTAAACTGACGCTTTGCTCGGTGGTGTCTTGGGTAGATAACGTCTTGCCAGTTCTGACGGTGTATTGATTAGGTAGACGAATTTTCAGTGTGTCACCAATTTTGGCACCCGTTTTTGCAAAACTGTCATCGTATTGACGATTGATATTGCCAATAAATGTTAGTTTTTGATGCAAGATGCGCAAGGCTTCCCTTGTGATCATGCTTGGGGTGAGTAATGTATTTGCCATGAGATTAACTCCTAAAAAAATAAATTATTTAACGTGACCGTCTGGTCTGTGTTTGTTTGTTACGCGCTTTCATCCAACTATCAATCGGCATTCGCTCCATTGTGTTAGTTGCTGACGACGATTTGCCAACGGTTTTAACGGGTTTTGCGTCCACCTCAGCGGGCGCGGGTTTACCTTTTTTAAGCACTTGTGCGCCGACATACGCAGAATGCAATAACTTCACAAATCGCGGATCGGTCACTTGTGACAATTCCTGTTCATTAATGCCATTTGAAATTGCAAACGCCACTAATTTGCTTTTAAGTTCATTACTCCAGCCAGGAATTTCTTTTGCGAGTTGTGCATTGCCTTCGGCTAATCGTTGGGCTGTGAGTTCGCGTTCTTGATTGATTCGCGATTGTTCACGCGCGATAACAGAATTGGCAAGTGTGTCGCGGTTTTCTTTGAGTTGCTGAAATTCAAACCAAAGCTGTTGAGCTTGCAATGGGTTTTGATTGCTCAACGTTGTCCAATCGACTGCTTTAAACGACGCTAACCGCTCATCCATTGCCACCACTTTTGACGCATCCGTGAAGTTTTGCTGAATGATTTGGTTCACTTGGTTTTGATGAGTTTCAAAACTGCGTCGCTGATCCGCTAACTCTTGCGTCTTTTTGGTGTAGTCTGACTGCATCATTAAAAGCGGTTTAAGCTCTTTAGGGATGCGGTATTTTTGCCCTTCGTGTTCGAGTTCTTCGCCGTCGTCGTCGGGGCTTTCGTCAACATCATCGAGTGTTGGCTCATCGTCAACGTGTTCGATGGATTCTTCTATCACTTCTGGGTTTGCGAGTTCTTCAAGAGATTGTTCGCTCATGGTTTTTATCCTTTTTTAATTGTTAAGGCGTAATAGGTAAAACATCAGGTGAATTTAAAATTTGCTGCACGGATTGATTGACCAATGCTTGCACTTGCTCAGGTGACATGGCGACTTGCGTGATTTTTAACCGATCGGTTTCCGCTTTAAAACCGTCAATTTGCAGTTTTTGAATGTCCACTTGTTTATCAAGTTCTTTCTTTTGTAACTCGGTGGCAGCCGCGGCTAATTGCCCTTTGGTCATCTGCAAATCTTGCTGTATTTGCCCCATTTGCTGGCTGAATTGTTGTTGCTGCTGTTGAAGTTGCTGTTGCAGTTGCATCACTTGTGGATTTTGCCCCATGGCTTGTGGCGGCAATAGCGCTGCAAAACGTTGCGCCACTTCATCGCGCCTGCCCAGTCCAAATTTTTGGCTAAAAGGTCAGCAATCATCGGTGCTGATTGCGGCATGATGCGCATAAACTCCAACATTTGATTGGCTGCTTCTTCGCGTTTTGTTGTAAACGATGCGCCCGACTCCACCGTGACGTCATATTTACCCACCGTCAAATCATAGATGCGCTCAATGCCTTGTGGGTTAATTGTCGGTTGACCAATAGGAATATTTTGCGGTTTTTCGTCATCGCCTAAAATGCGAATGATGCGCTGGCTGTTGTAGACACTGGGAATTAAATCCACCAAAATTCTGCCCGTGTGACGAATAGCGCGATTAAGATTGTCGATAAAATGAAACGTCGATGTATCACTTTCACGTTGACGCGCAAGAATCGCTTTGCCGCTGGTTTCGTTGTTGGGCTTACCTAACGCAGGATCAAAAATGCCAATAATCGCTTTAATATCTTCCGACGCATTCACGGCTTCTTGTAGCATGCCTGTGGCAGGTTGCGGCATGGCTTGGCGTTGGGGCGGTTCTTGACCGTCGTATTCAATAAACGCATGGTTAGTCGTATTGGCTGTTGACCATTTGTCAATGTCAGAATTAAACGACCCTTTTCTGCCAATAAAAGGCGCTTTTGGCGACAATGCCATGATTTCTGTTGCCGTGGTGCGCCAGTAGTTAAACATCATTTGGCTGTCTTTTGCGTCACGAATCAACGAGCGAAAATAGCGCACGCCTTCAACATTCACTTCATCGCCATACACAGGCACAATCGGAATGTATCGCCCCGCCCACACGTTTCGCTCTAGCACTTCAGCGCCTGTCATTAAATACTGCACAACCCGATGACTTAACACGTCGCGTTGTTGAACAATGGTCAAATTTAAGGCTGAAAAAATGTCTTTTGATTGATCAAACACCGTCGCGTCAATCGTGCTGCCATCACTGAGTTGAAAAATAGATCGTGTGATTGGCTCGCGTATCCAATACTCGCACACCAAGACATTTTCATCATCAAACCATGGGGACGACAGCGCTTTATAGCCGCTGACAGACCAGTCAACCGGTTTGTTATCTTTCCAGCGCCGACTAAATTCTTCTTTAGTGATCATCTCTGTCACAAAACAATAGTTCCAATCGCTAGAATCCGCCGCAGTGCTGTCAGGATCACCGTAAACACTAAACGCGTTATTAATGCGCTCAATAATCAAATCGCGCTCAAACGTGTCGTCATGCGTGTACTCGATATTAACGCGCCAATAGCCAAAGCCTGACGTGACCGCTGCTTCTAGCGCTGTGTCATACGCCACATCAGCATCTGAGGTATATTCAATGTTTCTGATTAAACCGTTCAATATCGTTGCCGTTTCTTGATCGCTTTTTTCATCAACGGGATGGCATTTTATTGCGGGTTTATTTTGTCGCGCGTCATTGACGACTTGACGGATATACGCGGGCAAACGGTTGATGGTAAGACAGGGGCGTTGTTCACGATCGCGCTCTTTTTGATAGCGTCGGGCCATTGTTGCGAGAGTCTTGCAAAACGCAGATCATCTAAAGCATCGCGTCGATTGTCAGCCTCTGCGTCACTGGCGCGTTGAAATTTCTCTTTTGCGTCTTCTAAAATATCATCAGGCGTATTGTCGTCTGCGAGGTTTTCAGCTTGTTCGTCGTTCATCCCATCCACCCGCCGTTATATGCGTGTTCAGTGTATTTTGGTTTTTTGGACGGTGCGGTTTGTGCCAAGCAAGTGCCTGACATCACCAAATACCGTGTGGCATCCATTAAGTGATCGTTTTCTTTGACAATCGCCCCTTTCTCATCGCGCCGATAAAGTCTGAATTCTGCTAACCAATTTGACAGTGAGCGAAACACTTTGAGTTTGCTGCTTGATAATCGCTGCCATACCCCATAGATGCCCGCTTCTCTGGCGTTGATTGCCGTTGATATGTGTAAACCCATTTGTAAATATTGGTCATAGAGTTGCTCACCATCTTTTTGACTTCTGCCGCGTGACGCTGGGTCAATCACACCAGGGATCCAATCGCCACGCGATTTGATCGCGTCTGCGTGAATAATGGGCTCGGCTTGTCCGCGATAATGCTCACTAAATAAATAAATCGTGTCGTTTTCTCTATCAATTGCACCCCACACAACCGCGGTGCGATTCCACCCCACGTCCATGCCATACACTTTTTGCCAATGCTCGGGAATTGCAAAATCATCCACCACAAAATCAGATTCAGGCACAGGATAAATTGCCCCCGCGCCAAGTTGCGGCACACCTTTGGAGCGTGCATCACGCTGAAACGGTGGGATAGAATCCCAAAGTTCTTTTTTAACGTCATCGCTTAGATGGGGCACATCGTCCCAAGTTGCCGTCACAACAAACTTTGATTTGTCGGTTTGTTCTTCGCTGATCTGCCCTGTGGGTAAAAATGCCAACACCACTTGCGACATCCCCATCAATGGCGTGAATGTCAGCATTAGCATTCCGTTGTTTGTCATTGTTCGCAAAAGACATTCAGTGTAAATTTCAAGCGGTGGTTCTTCATCCAGTAAAATGACGTCTTGTTCGCTCCCCTGAAACGCCTCACGCCGCTGGTCATAAGACTTTAAGTTGAGCGTCGAAAACCACCTGACTGATGCTTGACTTGAATAATCTCTATTGCATCTGCAATCCCTGCTTTCGCGCTTAAACGTCCTAGCGATTTATGGGGAATAACGCCTGTGCCAAACTCGCCCACTTTGCCTAGTAACTTCTCTTGCAAAATATCACGGGTGGTTTTGCCCGTATCACCCGCTGCCCACGCTTTGATTGGTTTATCAAAACGCCGACCTTGCCACCAGTGCGGATAATCGCCCGTTAAATGCAACGTTAAGTTCATAACAGCCTACCGCTCTCTGTTTTACCAACGCGATTCGCGGCAAGCATTAAGCGCTGACGATACGTCGCGCCCGCTTCAAAAAAAGACAAATGTTTGGCGTACAAGTCACGTCTAAACTCGCCTTGGTCAGGAAAATATGACGAAATTTTCTGACGTTTTTGCCGCAACGCTTTTTCAGTCAATAATTCAAGTAAGTGCTGTTTGTTTTCAACGTACATTTAATTGCTCATTTAAAGCCGCGATTTTGGCGTCTAGCTCTGCATCGCTTAATTGATTGATAATGTGTGTTGCTTCAATATTTTTTGGTAACACTTTGCCAAGTAACGCTAAAAATGCAGCAGGGTTTTCGTCAGCTTGTCGCGCAAGATACACTTGACCGCCCGCATCATCCAAAGCCCCCAAGATCATATCTTTGAGTTCTTTAGTTACTTTGTTTGGAACTCCTTTTCTATTTCCTCCCCCAGTTCTTTTACCGATTGCCATCGCATATTATCTCACTGTGCGATTACCCTTCAGTCAGCGCGTTATGCGCCCCATAAGCGAGCATCGCTAGTTGCATGACGGTTTCTTGATCGATACCAAAATGAATTAAAACCGGCGCAATCACGAAAATCGCACCACGCTGTGTGCCCTGCTGTGACAACCACTCACCAATCTTGTCTAAAAAAGAACGTTTGACTGGCTGCTGTTGAGCGATTGCTTGTGCAATAAATGCTTTCAGTTCATCGTCTGTCATTGCGTTCTGCCTAGTTTCTCTAAAAACGCCCTCAGCACTTCCGTGTTTTCTTGATACGCTTCCAGCCACTTTTCGCGCTCGTCACGGTGCTGTTCATAAATCTCATCAATGCGCTCGTTATGATGTTTTAAAATCGTTTCGATTTTGTTGTTGTTTGAGTCTGAGATATTTTTGAGTTCTTTGATGAACTGCCAAATAATTGCGAACAATGCAAAAATAACAATGCCAGGCAAGCCGTATTGATTAAAGACCGACAGTGATTCTTCAGCCTGCACATACACCTCCACAGTCTTTATAAGCCTGCACCAGTGTTTCTAGTTCATGCTCATGCTGTCCATAACCTGCGCCTGGTAAACTCGCCCAGCGGCTGCGACACTTCTTAATCGCGTTTTGAATGTGTCCTGCTTCGATGTCATCAAGCGCATGGCATTCTTTGATAAGTTGAATTGCGATTTTGTCTTGTGAGTCTTTGCCGAAATCGGGCAGCTTTAATTGTTTTTTGTAAACGTCAAAATAGCGCTCTAGCACTTGATAGCGACCAGCAGCGCTTGATCTGATATGCAAGCGTGGCAAATCAACTTTCACACGCGGATGATCAGCGTAATCATGAAAAAGACCACCACCGACAATGACGTTATAGCCATCATCGCCTTTGCCGTGCGTGCCTTCACTGATGGCGATCATGTCTAAAAATGCTTTTAGATTCGGTGACATCTTCTCCTCCCGGCTTCTTTGGCGTGAATTGTCAACCGACGAGTTTATTTTTTAAAATCTTTTAATTTAGTATTTTTGCGAAAAACGATGACTTCAAAATTATTTTAATTTGTGTTGACAAAACAAAATACATTGAATAAGATACTTGCGACGTCACAAAAAAGTGACGCGCTGAACTGGCAGATACCAGAAATTTTGAGGATTAAGACAATGAAAAAAGAAATTTTTGCAATAAACGACAATGGCGGAAGTATTAGATGAAACTTTTGATTCTTATCAAGAAGCAAAAGATTTTATTCACTCACAAGATGACGAAGATGCGTATTTAATGCGCGTCGTAAAAATGACTGAAGAAGAATATCAGTTGATTCAAAGTTTATGCTATGAGATGCATTGGAGTTCATCTCCAAAAAAAGAATTTTTAGAAAAAATTAACGATAAAGATTACTTTCTCTGAAGAAGAGAAAGATTTTATCGTTACGCAGTATTTAAACAGCGGAGCGATTGATTTTCTTGAAAAAGATTATCTAAATCATTTGTATACATCTGTTGTGCATGGCGGTTATGCAAGTGATGAAGACTTCTACGAAGTAAAACTTGTAGAGTATAAAAAGTGGGCAAAAAAGCAAATTAGAAAATTCGATAAACGAATTGGAAAATTTATAGAGGGACGACGAATGAGCGCACCTCTAAATAATACAAATGCTGTCAAGGATGACGGCAAAAAAGATTCATTCTTACACATAAGAGTGAGCAAAGAACAAAAGAAAACGTATTTGCTAGCAGCAAATAAAAAAAAGTTATCAGTTTGGATAACAGAAATTTTAGACGCGGCTAGATAAGCAATAAAATTAATCAAACAGATCAATTTGTTTCTTGATTCGCTCTTGGCGGATGATCTTATAAACGTGCTGTGCTGATAGATCATACTTTCGGCACAGCTCCCGCAAATTCTTTCCGTCAAAATTTTCAAAAATCTGTTTGTCACGATTAATGCACGATAACCGTTTTGGAATATAAAGCTGCTGTCCGCCGTAGACCGCAATTATTTTATTAATCACTTTAGCGGCAATTTCCTCGTTTGCCACCGTTTTAATTAACGCTTCAAATTCGCTCATCTCTTTGGTGTTCGTCATTTTCAATTCTCATTTAATCTCAATCCGATTATTTTTAAAGTTGAGTCATCGTGCGTTTCACCGTTCCCTCCCTAAAGGGAGGGGGAACGGTGGGAACGGTGACATTTTGACTGCGTTCCAACCGTTTCATACCGTTTCAATAAAAAAATGAAACGGTTAAATTAAATTTAATCACGCTTGATAATCCAAACATAACCGCCTGTTTTTGCACCGTTTTTTGACTCTATTTGACCAATGTAATACTGAGCGGTAAGTTCTTTTTTAATGCGAAGCGTTGCGGTTCTTTTAGTGGCATCTGGAACGGTCTTTCCTTTTTCCGCTGACTCCTCAATGATGTCATAAATCAACGGTCGCCAATCCTCAAAACGGACGACACGTTTTGGTGCTTTTTTGGATCAACATGAAACAATGCTTGGACTTCATAGGGCGGCGCAATGCCTTTTTCATCTTCAATGTCGATCAGCGCATCAAACGCTAAGGTTGCGCGTTCGCTGAGTTTTTGTTTTTTGTCGCTGTCATACGCTTTTCGCGTCAACACCACACTGTCACCGACGGTGTTCATCTCAAAGCACATCGGCACGGGCTCTTGATGATTTTTCATTTTGTGGCACTTAAACGTAATCACTTGCGTGTTTTCATCTTTTGTGACGCCAAATTCTGCTTCCATCGCGCCTCTGATCGCCGACGTGCCGCGTGCGCGATCATTTGCACCGTGTCCGCTGTGATGAACGATCAGCACGGCACAATGCTCGGTTTTGATGTAGCAATCTAAATTCGATAAAAACACTGAAAAATCTTTAGACGAATTTTCATCGCCCGCACCCATGTTGCGATGCAGCGTGTCAATGACAACCAAACGTACATCGCCGATCTCATCCATCTTCTTTTTAACTAAAATGGCGCTCTGCTCGCTCATCAAATCAGCCGATTGCATAGAGATGTGCAAGCGCTCTGCATCAACACCGTATTTTTCGCGCAAAGCTCTAAAGCGCTTTTGTAAGCCGCTATAGCCTTCCCCGCAGATATACAGCACGTTGCCAGATACTGTATTTTTGCCGTGAAATTTGCCGATATTCGCTGCCACGCAATAGCACATATCTTGAACCAGAAAACTCTTGCCGCTCGCGGGTGCGCCGAAAATCAGCCCTAAGTCGCCCGCTTCAACAACGTCTTGGATAATCCAGTTTTCAGTAAACTGCTTATCCATTAGCTGCTGAAATGTCAGCGTTAAAAACTGCAGGTTCTTGCGTTGGCTTTAAATTGCGCCTACGCATCAGCTCTGCAACATCAATAATATTTTCAGGCGGCATTTCCATAACGCTCCTCTGCAACAGGGTTATCGGTGAACGTCTTAAATGAATGCGCCCCGCCTAACATGACAGCCACCGCCACATCTTCGCGGTAAATTCGGTTAGCCGTCCCCAGCTTGCAGCCATAGACCAAACAATCTTTCAGCGCTGAAAAATCAAACGTCAGCGGATTTTCAAGCGGTGGGATGACTAATCCCCAATACGAAAAAAACGGCTGATCTTTTGCTGACCATGCCTCGCTGCCATAGAAAACAACAGCAACTTTGAACGTCGCGCAATTAAGCGCTTGGAATTGTTTTATATACGCGGGTCTTTTCATTTGAACGCCCTCCTTGCTTCACAGCACGGACAGACGTAATCAGGCTTGCATTGCTTACAGGCAAATTTTTTCTGTTTCCAGGTTTTGCGTTTGACTTTCTTTTCCTTAAAAGCGCCAGCTTTAAATAAATAATCAACGATGTCATTGCTCATGCCAGCCCCTAATAGTCCCTATTCGCTTGATTTACATCTGCGCGATCAAGTTTATATTTAGAGCCGAAAACGTGTGCTTTAACGATGTGATGCACGTAATCCGTTAGCGTTCTATCTTCTTGATGGGCTAACTCGGCCAGCAAACTAAATAAGGATGGTTCAACATGAAGTTTTATATCTTTAGTGCATTTCTCATAACCTTTCATTTGAAATCACCTAATTTTGGAAAAACTTGTTTTAGTCTAAACGCTTGTAATCTTGGCACCTCATCACCCCATTCGCTGATGGATGCCCTGCTAATACCTAATAATCGCGCTAGTTCAGCCGCATTGCCGGCTGCTGCAATTGCATCTTTCTTTTTGATAATGACATCTTTAAACGTTTTCTTTTCCATATCGCTTGTTAAATAAAATTAAAGGATAATGGCGTAATGTTAAGCATAACTAACAATCAAGTCAAACACAGTGAACATAATTTAGTGCATAATGTAAGGATGACCTTACAAGACAGAATCAAATTATTATTTAAAGAAAACCCAACCGCTAAACCTGCGCATTTAGCTAAATTTGCTAAAGTGTCAAGAGCATCGGTTTCGGGATGGATGAACGGTGGAGTCGGGAATATCGAAGGCGCCAATGCGTATAAAGTCGCAGAATTTTTTAAAATTAATCCTCAGTGGCTGATAACTGGCGAAGGCGATATACGAAAAACAGATAAACCAATGCCTGAAGCGAACGCAGAGCCATCAGGCAGTATTGATTTATGGGATAGTCAAACGCCGCTCGATGAAGATGATGTAGAAATCCCATTTTATAAAGACGTTGAGTTTGCGGCTGGCGATGGCAAACTGTGCGATTCACTTGGCAGAGATCATTTAAAATTGCGGTTTTCAAAATCCACGCTTAAACGTCAAAACGTGCAAATTGACAGCGCGGTGTGCTTTACTGCCATTGGTAACAGCATGGAGCCGATGCTTCCTGATGGCTGCACCGTAGGCATTGATGAATCAAAAAAAACCATTGTTGACGGCAAGATTTATGCGATTAATCACGCGGGTGATTTGCGATTAAAAATTTTGTACAAATTACCCAACGGCGGCATCAGAATGCGCAGCTATAACGCGGACGAATACCCTGAGGAAATTTACCAAGACACGCATGACATTAGAATTTTAGGGCGGCTGTTTTGGTACAGCGTACTTTTGTAAGGAAAACAAAATGAACATTCAACTCTCAAATAGACAAAGACATCCACGTAAGCTAAATGAACGATTCAAAGTATTATCAAGCCATAACAAATGCGCTTATGGTTACTCACACATTCCTAATGCTGAAACGATGCAAACCATTAATGAAGCAAGCAGAGGTATTAATGTTGTTAAATGCACTGATTTTGACGACATGTTTAAAAAACTTGGCATTTAATGAGAACGCCACAATTTACTAACAAATTTAAAAAGGATATGCGGCGCTGTGAAATTAGAAGATTGCCAATTAATGATTTAAAGTCAATGTTGTTAAGGCTTGGCATGGATGAGCAGATAGAAGCAAAGTATAAAGACCATGCGCTAATTGGTAATTACGCTGGCTGTAGAAATTGCATATGCGCCCTGATTGGCTGCTTATTTACAGATTGATAGACGATGACAAAATAGAGTTTATGCGCACAGGCACGCACGCAGACCTATTTTAAAAATTCACAAAACACTTTATTAATAGCCATTAATCCATCGGCAGGGTATGCCTGTCGTGGGATGTTGTGTTCACTAAAAGGCGACGCAGATTTTTAGTAAAGTATCAGAAGTTAAATAACCTTCCCACCACTAATCACTAACCAGCCGCTTCAATGCGGTTTTTATTGCCTGCCATCAGCCGCTTCAATGCGGTTTTTTATTGTCAAAAATTTAATGTTAATTAAACTTAAAATAATTCGTTAATCTTGTTGACTTATGTGTTAAGTGTGCTTAACATTAACACCAACCCAAACGGGCGCTCTTTAAAAACTCAGAACACGGAAGGCTTTATTGCTAAAACGTTCGCAAGCGACATTGCGTTAGCAAAAAAGATCAGCACGGATCGTAAACAGCTCGAATGCGCATGGCTCATCACAAGATCAAGCGTAATGCACATTTTGCAAGAGTGTGCATTGCGATTGTAACTCAATCGGCGTATCTCCAGCACTTAGCCCTGCTTGTCAGGGCGTTTTTTTAAAAGGAAATCTTATGCAAACCTATCACGAGTTAATTTTTGCAATCTTAGGCTCTATCTGCCTTGCCAGTGGATTTTTAATGGTTGCTTTACTAGGCGATATGCACGACGAACGCATTGCGCATCGCAAACACAAATTACTTGAAAAACTGTTTGTGGCAATGTCACAAACACAAAGACGGTCAAAAGCATGATGAAAACAATTGCGCTTTGCCTGGCAATCACAATGTACCGCGAAGCACGCTCAGAGCCCATCAGCACGCAAATTGCCGTTGCAAAAGTGTTAATGAATCGAGCAGTAAAAGAGAAGATAACGCCCTGCAAAGCGTTAGAAAAAGCCTATCAGTGGGCGTGGGTAAAGAAGTACAAAGTGGTAACGCCGGATGCAAACGGCAAAATTGATGATTGCGTTTGGCAGCAAACCAAACGAATTGCGCATGACATTAAAAAATAAACGTGCGAGGCATCACCCCTCAGCACGTCTACTTCAACAACACAACAATGGGCATCCGCTTCAAAACAAAAGCGACGCCTATTGTACTTGGCAAACTGGTATTTTATTAATGAATTATTTTGAAAATCCTGCATTAAATTTCAGCAGCTTAAAAATACTGCTAAAAAGTCCCGCTGCATTATCAATGGTCACTAAAAGAGCCACGCAAAGAAACAGACTGCGCATCGTCATTTGGTAGTGCATTTCATTGCTGTGGTGCTAGAGCCGCAAGCGTTTGATGAACGCTACATTGTCAGCACCTGAGTTTGACAAACGCACAAAAGAAGGCAAGGCGTTGTGGGCGGAGTTAGAAACTAGCGGAAAAACACCGCTGCGTTTAATGAAGTATTTGCAGAAAACATACGGTCTATTGAACATGCGGTCACTGATCGCACAGTACTGCTTCAAAGCTAATTATTAGACGACATTATTGCTGAAGAGGAAATCTACACCCGTCTATATGACGTGGACGCCTGCTAAATGCAAAGTGTGATTATCTACGCATGGAATCGTGGCTGATTATTTGATCTTAAAAACAACAGAAGATGCTAGTCCCAAACGGCGTTATGAAATCGTTCAATTGCTACCTACAGATACCATCAACAAGCCGCCTGGTATTTAGATTGCCTTGCAAGCTGCTGGCAAACACATAAAGCGGTTTTATCTTTCTTGGTAATTGAAATAGACGCCGCCGTTTTCAGTTGGCTTGTTATGAACTCGACGAACGACAGCCATTGAAATTGGGCAGTAAAACTTAATCAACGAAGCACGTTGAATATCTACAAACGACTGCATGCTAACCAAGAGCTGGGAAGGCTACTGCGAGCAGCATTGTCAAATTACTCACCTGCCACGTTGGGCAGTCGTGGAGCAATTTTTATGAACCGACAATACGAAATTAAAACATTAACTTGTGCCCGCGCACAAGCAAATAAAATCTTTGTTAGCCGACAAAGAAAACAGCCGACCGCTTTACGGCAGCAGGCAGTTGGTTGAAGTTATCACAGCGCGTTGCAAACTGTAAACCCGAAGCATTGTGCAAGCCATGATCGGTATTGCCAATGCTTGATTTGAGCGTTGATCAAAACAATCGGTCACTGTTATTTAGTGCCTTATAACGGCAATGTGCAATTGCAGATCGGCTATAAAGGCTATATTCAATTGCTATGCCAGGCTGGAAAGTCAAAGCCTTTCCAGTGTTTGCTTGCGATAATTTTAAAATGCGTTTTGATGGTTGGGATAACCAAGTGGATTTTGTACCTGCCATTGACGAGCGACGATGAAGGCGTATAAAACGTGGTGCTTTGTAGAATTTTCGAGGCATTTATGTCGTTGTGCGGCATTCACACACAAACGATGAATACAGTACGTTTGTCGTAGAAAAGATCGTTGAAAAATTACGATTAAATTGCAAACAATCAAAAAATCGGGAAATATCACAAAACCCGATCGAAATGTTAAACGATGCTTGAACAAGGATTGCTCAATGTGGCGATCTGGGCGGATTGGTATATCGAAATGGCGCAAGCCAAAGCCATTAAACGGTTAGCTAAGAATGTTACCCATTGGCGATAGAGATACGCACACTGCCCTTGCAATGGATGATAAAACCGAAGCGCGGCGCAATCATTGATTACCCAAAATCGCTCGCAAACAGGTGTACATTATTGACGTTGCCTAATGACGAAGCAGCGCCACCAGTTAATAAGAAATTGAAATTAGCCAGAAGAACTTGCAAAGACCACAAAGCACTATATCAACAAGAAGCTGCTGGTAATTGACGATCCTTACAAAGCGATGGATAGATCGCGTGACAGATTGTCAGTCACTTAGCGACATTGCGTACTTGTTAAGCGATTTACCGCCCAAAATCAAACCTGAACTTATGCCGCTGATTACGCAGCGTCAGGCTGAAATTAAAGCCAATCCTGTTTATGAATCTACCGAAAGCTAAAGAATTGCCTCGTCCCACTCGCCCACACCACCATGTGTGGGCTTTTTTTACAGCAGATCAATTAAGCAATGTATTGATTGTGGCGCTATTCAGTCGTTTAAATCCTCCATGCCTAATCATCAACGATAAATACAAGATGAGCAAATACAATTCTCGAAAAGTGTCTTATGAAGTCAATGGCGTCAAGCGTGTGTTTGACAGCGTTGTGGAACGAGACAGGTATCTATATCTAAAAGCAAAAGAGCAGGATGGCGAAATTAGCGCCCGAGAATTGCAGAAAAAGTTTTTATTGCAAGACGGCTATCAACGACACAAATTTATTCGACCCATTCACTACATTTCTGATTTTGTGTACGAAGAAAACGAACAAATCATTGCAGAAGATGTAAAAGGCGTCAAAACCGATGTCTATTTGCTAAACGAAAGATCCTGCTGTTTAAATACCCACGCTTAATTTTTAGAGAAGTCAGAAAGATTCGCAAAAATTGGACAATTGAGGAATTTTGAAAAATGTACCGATTTAGTTTTGCAATATGCACTTAATGCACTCACGCTTCAACAAAAACGTTTCAGAAAAAACACCCGACGAAATTAAAAAAGAAAAAAAGCGTGAATATTATCGAAAATACAATCTTGAAAATAACGAAAAACTTAAAAAACAAAAACAACTTTTGCGCCAAAAGAAAAAATTAATGGCTGAAAAAGCCGAAGCTAAAAAAGCTGAAAAACACACAGAAACCGCAATTGAGCGAACATTACAAAGTCAATATTGATTATTACGTTCAGCAAAACATTAGTTTTGTTGAAATCAAACGTGATCTTTTAAGCATGGCGCCAATACCGGATGAAATCCTTGAAATTCAATTTCGCTATCGCAAAGCGTATCATAAGCATTATCATAAAATTAACTCAGAAAAATTTAAAACGTATCGAAAAAATTACTATGCACGATCTCAATCATTATGCAGAACGCTGTAAAATCATCCGAAATATGCGGAATCTTCATTACCCAAATCAAGACAAAACAAAATCTCACACATCATCATCAGACTACAATCAAAAAAATATCAAAAAATCGAAAATGATCAATTCTTTTATCAAAAACGAAAAAGAACAAATTAAATTAGCGGCTAAACGCTTTCGCGACAGACAAAAATCACTAAAAATGTCAAAGCAGCTATTGTGATGGATAACTGCTTTAACGTGTTTAAATTGCGGCGATTCTAAATGTGGGTGATGAAATGGAATAAATGATTGGCGTTATAGTGAAGTAATAAAAACTTATCTGATGAAGAGTTTAGAATTATGTAAAAACTATCTATAAATAGTACATACTTTTTTCTTATATACTGAAGATGGTTTTGAATTAGAAAAAACTTTAAACAAGCTAAACAATCTTGTGTAGCTAGTATAGAACTTTGGAAATCTAGCGATATTTTAACTGGAAAATAGAACCAGAAAATTGTTGTTATGGCATTGCACTAGAGTTTCCTTTTGATACTGAAAATTATGGTGATTCTAAATGTGGGTGATGAAATGAAACTTAAATTGCAATTTACAGATAATGATAGCCCAATTATATTTAATTTAAATAATGTAATTGGAGTAACATTGTACTACAACTGAATGATTGCATTTGCATTTTAAATAATTGCAAACACGAGAGATTATCATTTATGTATCGTTGATTTAGAATCCAGAAGAAGTAATAGAAAACTGAAACTATGGGAGAATGAGTGATGATTTGGAAGAAAGACTAAGAAAAATTGATGAGTTAGAAGCTGAAAATAGAATGCTTGCTATTCAGTTAGAACTCTTAAAAAAAGAAATAGAACTGAATATTCAAAAGCATAATAAAAAGGTCAATAAACTAATTGACCGAATGTATCTAATTCACGTGATAGCAAATGAAAATAAGGGTTGGCAAGAAGTAATAGAAACCTTTAAGCGATGGGATGAATGATGTTACTAAAAAACGATGAATAATATTCTATGGGATGCGACAGTTTACCGCCAATTAATTTATGGACAGTGCCCTATCAAAATCAAATGTCAAAAAAAGAACGAATTAAAAAAATAAATCACGAAATTGAGTTTTAGCGAACCAGATGTGTTTATCAAAAAAGAATTTGTGCCTTTGACAAAAGCACAAAAAGACTATTGGAACGCAATTGACCAGAACATTATTACAATCAGCGTCGGAGCGGCAGGCACAGGGAAAAGTTATGTTGCAATTGCTTATGCAGCCGATGAATTAATTGATAAAAGAATCCATAAGATTGTCTTTACCCGTGCTGGTGTTGAATGCGGTGAGAATTACGGATTCTTACCTGGCGAATTAGATGAAAAACTTAGAACCGTATTATATCCCAATTAAGGATACGCTCAAGCGAATTTTGGGATCAGGTAATGCTGACTATTTTATTAGAAGAAAAATTATTGAGTTTAGACCTGTCGCATTCATGAGAGGCTCAACATTCCAAGACAGTATCATTATTCTTGACGAAGCCCAAAACCTAACGCCAGTTCAAATGAAGATGTTCCTTACGCGAATTGGCGAAAACTGTAAGGTCATTATCAATGGCGATATGACACAGCAAGACATTAAAGGAATGAGTGGACTAATGGACGCAGTAAAGCGCTTGAGGGGCATTAGACGTGTCGCGATTATTGAGTTTTCACTTAATGACGTTGTTAGAAGCGGAATTGTGAAAGATATTTTGAGGGCTTATTCATGAACAATATAAATGACGTATTAGAAAATCGTGGAGCGCAATATGGCGAATTTGAAAGCCATGCGTACATTTCACAAGTATTGAAAGTGTCTATTGAAAGTCATCGTTTGGCGCACGGTATTGTGTTGGCATCCGATCAAAAAGAAGCGCTCGATATGATATGCCACAAAATAGCACGCATTATCAACGGCAATCCAAATTATGCAGATAGCTGGATTGACATTGCAGGGTATGCAACGTTGGTTGCAAATCGTCTAACAAAAG